GGAACATCAAGACCACCTAACCCTTCAACCGTAGAAGAGTAGCGTTGAGAAAACTCCTGAAAGGAAAAGGAACGGTGACGAAGAATCTGAGCAGAGATGTCACGAGTGGTGTTGATCTCAATACAGGCAGAAGCCATTTCAAATGGAGACCAATGTTGATGTCTGACTAGGTATCTAAGAAGTTTCCCCGTTGTATCCAGCGTCTGCTGACCCTTGGGGTTACTAACTCTAGCACAGTATTCAATTTGATGTTCTGCTGCTGGAGTGATCCAGATAAGTTTAGCGGTGTTAGTCATTACTAGTAGTAGTAATAAGTAGGTGGTAACAGAGTTATTGATACTATTATTGATTTTCTTTTCTATAACAGCTGTATCGTAATAGGTCGGATGCTTCGCATTACTACCTATCGCTATACATTCTTCCTTAGAAACAAGAAAAAGAATATGTCCCTACATGAGGCTTCGCATCTCATGTTACTACATATGTGTCTTCCCTCCCCTGGAGTCTGTCGCTTCTGAGGGACGCTCGCTTCGCTCGCTTAGTAACCATTGGGTTTCCCCTTTGAGTTGTCGTAACCCCCCGAAGGGGGTCCATCCATACCCATCCCCCTAGGTAACACGTTTACTTGGTAGGAGGCGGGGTTCCGTGGATCCTTTGGAATAGGAGAGACCCCCCTAGGGAGTCCCCCCTAAAACCGCTGTTTCCACGCCCAAGGAGCACCACTTCCCTGGGTAATAATAGGCACCCTCCCGAGACACGTTGCGGTGGAAGGGGTTTGGAGAAATTCACATCCAAGTAAAAATGGCCCCTTCTTCTTGGGTTATTGGGTCATCAAAAGTACTACCTGCGACCAGTAAATCCGTGGCCAAGGTAGGGGCATTGATGAAGCCCTGAACCATGTTGTTCCACCGTTCACGGGACTTACCGATCTCTTGTTCCTTTGCGGAAATGGCAAGAATGTCTTGGAAATATTTAACGCCAAGAGCAAGAGCGTCAACTCGGTCATCGTGCTTGACTGCCCCCTTCTCACGACACATCCTAGTCAGCTGATACATGAGCATGCGTGGAAGGCGTTCTTCGGGGGCCATGTCATGGTTTGACTGATAATCCCAAGTAATTAGTTTCTCGTCAATGATAAGCCGATGCTGGTTGAGAACAGGTTCAAGGGTATCAATAATACGATCCTCTTTGCGGGTTGTTGCTCTGACTTCTTCAAAGCTCATACCAACCTTCATCTCTTGGGCGTGCTTCTTCATGAGTTCCATGATCGCACCATCACCAAAGTTAGATTCGATCAAGCACAGGGAAGCGCCATAGCGTTTGGCAAGAGTTAGAATCCCGCGTAGGGTCTTATCTGAATACCCATCCTGTGTCGCAAGAATGTCCCTTAGAAAGATGTATCCGTTAATCTGCGAGAGGACAACCGCAACCGTTTCATCCTTACCTCGGCCTGAGGGGTCCACACCAACAATAGTCTGCCCGTATTCGATAAATTCCGAAACCGCCTTAGGCCTGTGCCATCTGTCCCCAGGGAGAGCAACAGCAGGAAGGTCAAGCAGAGTCTCTTTATCGGTTCCCCACACCAGGTCGCTCGGACCCTTCTTAGGATCAAGCGATAGTACCATAAAGTCGGAGAGTTTGAGAGGGAATTTAAGGGAATCCGAAAGACTGGTATCCAGCATGAACTGGAGCATGAAGTTTGATCGGGACATTGACTGTTCCCGTTCAAGCAGGTTGATTTCGGAGAAGCGGGTATCTGTTGGTTTCCAAGCAAGGGTTTCATGTCCTTCCTTTTCAATGTCGGCAACGAGTTGTGGAGCAAGAACATCCTCATATCCAACTAGGCTTTTAGGGTATCTCGCAGGCCATACAAAGGGTCTATAGTTCCGCTCGCGGAGGGTTCGATAGATGGTAAAGGTAGTTTGAGGTGTTCCAAGAAATACAATGCGACTATCTTGCTTTGGTGTGAGGACTGATTCGCCTTCTGTAACCAACTGAAGAAGTTTTTCTCGCATGAGATCTGTCGCAGAGTTCGCAGGAACTTCCACGTCATCAAAGATGATAAGATCTGCCCGAGATCCGGTGATCTGTCCTGTGATGCCAACACTCTTAACGGATGGTGACTGGGCAGGCCTACAGCCAGCAATGTCAAACGATACGCGACTCCAGCGTTGGTCATCATCGACCGGACGCATTCCCGCCAACCATTCAAACTCAAGGATACACTTTTGGCAAAAGATGGTGAAGTCATCGGCCCGTTGTTTTGATGCGGAGATTACAAGAATCTTCTTGTCTTTGTCTTTCCACAACACCCACAACACAAAGGCAGCTGCGATCCAGGACTTACCGAGTCCCCGAAATGCTTGGATCTGTAAGCGTTTGGGGCCGTTTTGGAGATACCCAGCAATGGCAAGTTGTGCTCTTGTTGGACGAGGTAGGTCTAACGACTTCCATACAAGAGAAAGAAAAAGAGGAAACGATTCTTGAAGTTGCTCCTCTATGGGCCTAGAAGGTGCCTGTTTCGTGGTCATAAGGGGAATATACCTAAAGTGAGGTTAAGGGGCCCTGTAGGGGCATACAGAGCCCGATTAGAAAGGGTTAAGCTATATAGCCGCCTTGCTTAAAACGATTTTTGCTTTTAGTAGCGGTTGATTTATAGCCTGGAATGGGACCGAGACCTTCATTGTATTGTGAAGGATTGCCTTTGGCCTTATTAAGTTTAGTGGCATAACCACCAAAATTAGGTTCACGGCGGAACACTTCATCCTGAGGCCCTTTAACTTTCCGTTTATATGCAGCTTCAGAAGCAGCTTGATTAACGGTTTGGTATGGTTTCTTTTTAGGGGCCATGGTAATTACATACCCTTCTTCTTCTTAGACATGCCTGCTTTGCTCATGGCAATAGCGATGGCTTGCTTTTGGGGACGGCCTTCTTTCATCATTTTGGAGATGTTAGAAGACATTGCTTTTTTGGACGAACCTTTTTTGAGGGGCATGATTACTTACCGGATTTCTTTTTCTTCATCATCTGTGCTACAAGCTTTTGGTTATAAGCCAATTCGCCATTAGCAGTAGGACGAGCTTTAAGGGTTTCGTAAGCAACACCCATAGGAGTCAGTTTACGAAGAGACATAGCAGAAGACACTGCCTTACCCACACTGGGCGGAACCAATTGAGGACCACGAGGTGTGGGCTTAGGAGTGGGCTTTGCTGCTTGAGCCGAAAGACGATTGATCTTCGAATACTTAGAGTTACCACCCGTAGCACGAATGGTGTTAGTAGTACCAGCGCCCTTAACCGGATTCTTAGGCAGGTTAGGAAGACGTGGAGACTGAGGACGATTGCTGCTGGTTACACGAGCTGAACCCGTATTTCCACCACGTTGAGCTGAGCTAGTCGTAGCTTTCGGCTTTAGTGGGCCTTGTTGTTTGGTAGTAGATACCTGTGTGGGGCGGGGCCTCGGTTGAGATCCACCAGCATTGCCCTTGATTCGTGCCTGCCGGGTAGCGGAGCTGGTCCGGCGATTATCTTGACGCATGTTGGGCATTAGCCTTTACCTTGACGCTTTTTGGATTCTTCGATCATCTTCTTGATCTCAGCAGTCTGTTCCTTAAGGCTTTGACGCTTCTTAGCAAGAGCAGCTGATTCAGCACTAAAGGTTTGGTTGACACGCATGCCATAACCCTTCATCATATCAGCAACTGACATTCCAGAGAATTCGCTTTCAGGTCCAGCTGAGGGCTTACGTGCTGCTGCCGGTTTAACTGCTGGACGAGCAGGGGCAGACGAACGAACAGGAACAGAGGAACGAGTAGGAGCTGAAGATGCTTTAGGAGTTGAGGCTTTTGCAGCGGGCTTAGCAGTTGCTTTAGGCTTAGGAAGTTGAAACTTCTGAAGAGAAGCGTAGGATTTTTCCCTAAGAGCAGCCGAAGCTCCTTTAGGCATTGGAGCTTTAGTAGCGCCTTTACCGCTCAACTTTGTTCCAAAATATTTGGCAGGATCTACACCACCCAAAGCCTGCTTTAAGTTATTGTAACGTTCAGCATTAGGCTTAGAAAGGTTATAATAACCAGTCCTAGCGCGACGCAATTCTTCAGGAAGTTGTGCAATAAAACTTGCAGCAGCTCCTGCTCCAGCACCTTTAGGCGAACCGGCTTTACTCAAACCTTTAGAAACAATATTTGGTTTGTTAGGTTTAATGGTTGTCGGTGCTGCATTAGAAGCACGTGATCCTACAGCAGCTCCAGCTTTCCTAGAAGCCGCACCCGACCGACGTTCTTGAGCAAGTTGAGCAGCAGTGCGAGTAGGTCCGCCCCGTTGCGGAGTCGTAGTACCCTTGGGAGGTTTGCTACCACCACTTTGTCCAGCAGCAGGAAGAGCCCGTTGTGGTGGTTTAGTAGTTGGTGCTTTAGCCAAAGGGCCTCCTTTTTTACCAGGAGGAAGAGCTTTAGTTGCCTTAGCCAACGGACCGCCTTTCTTTCCAGGAGGAAGAGCCCGTTGTCCAGTGGTATTGGAAGTTTTAGTCCCAGGTTGGAAGGGACGTTGCATAACCGACGTTTGGCGTTTTTGAGGGGTAGAAGCGGCAACTTTTTTGCTGCCGCTCGCCCGTTCTGCCCGCCGCCGTGCTGATGTTACCGGGGGTTTTTTTGGGGCCATAATTATCAACCTTGAGTGGTGGTTGCCACAGTCACCGAGAAGTTAGAACCGCCGCCAATCAAGGCACAGGAAAGAACATCACCAACTTGATACCATTGACCACCACGGTTCAGGGTAGCAGCCGTAACAATGCCACCGGCAACAGTAATGTTAGCAGTAGCACCATAGCCAAAACCACCAGTCAGAGCAACGTTGGTGTAGGTGCCGGTCGTGTAACCAGTACCGCCAACCAAGCTACCGATGGTAGCCACAGCGCCGGTTTCCTTACGGGTAGCCAGACCAGTCACCTTAGCGGTAGGCAGGGTGGAAGGGTTGGTACGAGCGCGACGAGCCACACGGATGGCAGCTTCAGCCACATCAACAGTAGGGTTAGCAGCCACGGTAGTGGAAGCAGTGCCGTAAGAAGCAGTAACGGTAGTGGTAGTAGTAACGCCACCAGACACATTAGCGGTGGTGTGGTTCTTGTTACGTTGTTGGTTTTCTTCGCGCCGACCAGGGGCGTTAGAAATACCGCCGTAGGTAGTGCTATCAGAAGTAGTAGACATTTGTGTTAAGAAATAAAGTACTAGCTAGTTGTCCAAGAAAGGACTTTGGAGAAATTAGAGTGGTCAAAACATTCTTGACCAATCCACCAAGATAACCAATGGTTCGAACCTTTAGCTTGGTTACACTTGAGACAGGCAGGCACCACGTTTGACGTAGTGTCATGACCTCCTTTTGCTTTTGGAATAATATGATCAAGAGTTAGATCATGCTGCGATCCACAATAAGCACACTGGTTATTCCAATGTTCCTTAATTGCGGATCTCCATAGTCTCTTAGCTTCTGCGGAAGTCATGGCCCTCAAAAAGAAAAGGTATTCAGAAGGATCTTTGAGAGGCATTTTGCCTACTACGATGGTTTACTTCTTTTTCTTTGGAAATCCAGCCTTCATATTGGCGTAAGCCTTTGGGGTAATCGTAGACTTACTCTTAGGCCGACTATTACCAGCTGCTTTGCGAGCATTTATGTTCGCGTACAGACCAGGAGATTTTGCGTTTCCTTTGTTCATTTTTTAGTACTCTTACCATTAGAGCCGTTACGAGCACGGTTTGTTGAGGGCGATTCCAGTACCATTCGGCCACTCTTGGTATGAGACAAATCTTTTCCACCTTTACCAGCGATACCTTTCTGACGCCTGGCTGTCCACCGTTCTTCAGAGGCATTCTTTACTGCTGGCTTTTTATTTAGTTTCCTTTGGTATGCTGCCTTCTTAGCAGCTGCTTCAGGATTTGCCGCATAATATTTAGCGGACTTACTTTTGGTTTGCGCCATTGTTAAGATCTTTAAAGAATACTTCGTTTTCAAGGCGCTCAATTCTAGTATTGCTTGTACTTACCTTTTCAATAAGTACTTCAACAGAAGAAGCAATATTATGAAGAGTATAAAGATGCCAACTAAAGAGACCAAGAAATGCCATTACAATAGCATTCTTAATCGCAATAGCTGTATCATCTGATGGCCCGTTCGACATCCTCCAACTCCAATTCTAAACTGTTAAAGAGGTTAGCAAGTGGAGAACCAAGAACAGGAATACCAGTGATATTATTCTTAGCAAGCCAATCTGTGGCTGCCTTAAGGTCTTGCGTTGTAGCAGTACCGGACTTAATCCGACCAATCAATTCGTTGGTAACAAGACCATGAAGTTCATTAAATTGTTCTTCAGAAGCCCGTGTCATGGTCAGTTAGCGCGAGTAATTTGACCAGGCCAGACTTGCATTCCAGTATTTACGGAGGCACGGTGGATGGTTTTGCGAACCCAACCATTGTTACCATAAACAAAAACAGTTTCACCTGCTGCTTCTTGATAGGTGTCACCGATTGCTGGAGAAGCAGGAAATGAAGTGGGATAGGGATGAGATGCCATTAGTCGTGATCCTTCATTAGTTTAATAAGCTTTTGAGCATAAATAGGATCAGTAGCATAGCCTTCTTGCTTAAGCAAACGGGCACACTCTTCCCTATTTTTAGCTCGATTGACACCTTTATAACCTTTATAATCCTTATACCATTGCATCACTAGGTAAGCAACACAATCATAAGGAGTAGCAAAGTTTTTAAAGGATGCTTTAATTGTTACTGGACCCTTACCATAGTCTTCCCAGGTAGTTTTAACGGTTCCAGTTCCTTTAATGCCGAAGAAATTGTTTTTACCAGAGACAGCAGTGCCATAAGCAGACTCAAGAGCCCATTGAGCAGCTACTACCTCTGGAAATTTAGCACCAGCAACCTTGGCAGCTGCTTCAATTCCTTCCCAGGTATTGGGAAATGTGGTCATTTCAGTGCGTCTTTGATCTTTTTAAGTTGATCATCCTCTTTGCGGAAGATCTTTAGATAAGAAACAAAACCAAGAGCCAATTGAACAAGACTATTGGACTTAAGTTTGCTAACACCCACTGCTTCAGAACCCAAAAATAGGCTCAGATAAGCAAGAGATTCGTAAGAAATTTTAATGCCAAGAAAGGTAAGCATTGGTTTAACGGCCTTGACCGCGTGAAAGTTTTTTGTTACCCTTAGGAAGGCTATGTTGGCCTTGACCTTGACGGGTTTTTTTGGGTGGCCCTGGGACGTGGACCACCTTGTTCATTGATTTAGTTTTTCCCACCTTAAGTTAGTCCCAATAAGGTTTTAAGTTCGTCAACAGTCAATCCAGATGCTGCCAATTTTTCAGCAGGCGTCAGTTCAACCGGAGGTTCAGGCTGCGGGCGGGATTCGATCTCCGCAATTTCTTCGGCAGTCAGTTCGACGATTTCTTGTTCGCCGGTTTGTACGTCAACAACGATGCGGTGCATGAGTCAGCCCTCGTAAAGGATATTTAGTGAACCGGCGTCAAACGTGTCGGTGCCGTTGACGGTAGTGATGCGGACGCGATCTAGGGTGCCGGCAAGAGCTGGCGAATTTCCTGCGCAAGCTGTCGAAACTTGGCCAACGGATCCGGAAGAAACAGTTCCACTAGCTATCCAAGTGTTTGATCCAAGCAAAGACAGTTGTAAGAAGCCTGACCTCAAAGTTGTAGCCGCTGCTGTGTTAACTGTATCTACAACGAACCCGCTTGTTGCATATAAAAAACTATTGACAGCACTTGCGTAATTTGCAGTAGCAGCATATCCCGATGTAGATACGCTGCCGGAACCAATTTGAATCTGCACAACACTTGTACCATTCGTACTCACCCCGTTAAACATCACCGTCACCCGCTTCACCCAGCTCGGGATCCCGGTGAAGTCGATGCTGGTGCCGCTGGTGCTTGCTTGAGCTGTACCACTGGTAATTCCACCTCTAACAGAAGTACCAGTAATGGTGGTAGCAGAAATAGTTGGAATTGTGGTAGTGCCATCAGCATTAAGCACAACGTTGTTGCTGCCTGAGCTGGGGTTCTTGAGGTTAGTTGTTTGTAGTGTGCTCATGGGGTCACCTCCGCAGCCAGGTAGGTGTCAAGGGCTGCAAGGTAGGGCTCCAGCCGCGCAACATCGGTGAAAACTTCGTTGGACGGTTTGGGGCGGCCGGCGTATTCAATTTCGCCTTCTGTGTCATACCATTGGATGGCGTGAATGGCTGCATCGTCAAACGACCAATCGGGCAGGTTTGCAGCGTCATTGTCACGTCGAATCCAGCGATCAGAGGGAATTACAGTAATTCTCATAATTGTGATTCCAAAAGTATTTGGTTATTATTGTGGGATGCTGCTAACAATACCTGCTGACTCATTTTTTGAGCTTTAACCATTTCATTGCGAAATGATTCGACAGCAGCTCCAGTCTGACGTTGCTGCCCACTATTTTCAATCATTAGCATTGGTAACCAGGTTATGGCGCAACCCCATTCATCCACCTCCTCGCCGCTGTTTGGGTTGACACCACGAACTTGAGTGAACCACGAGCAATCCAGGCCTTTACAGTCAGCTTTAATCAAAGGGCAAAATGTTCCGGGTTTAATTTTCATGATCAATCCTTCGTTGCGATGATCACGTCAACGTACTGGACGGCAAAGTCCATAGCCGTACCCGTAAAGCTGTGATCGTGCGAGCCGCCTCCGCCGGTTGCTGATGAAGTGATTGTTCCAGAACCTGCGTTACTAGCTCCGGCAGCTGACAACTGTTTATTGAGGGCAAGGCCGACAGTGTGAGTATGACTAGGGATTTGGCTTTCGGTTAGCGTTGTTGCGCCAACAGTTCCAGTAGGCGTTCTGCTTGCAAATACACTTGTAAATGCTGTAGAACCGCCTGATCCAGCTGCTCCACTAACTACTCGTAGTGTTTTGTCATTATGAGTGGTGCTTTTAGTCCACCCAGTAGGAGCAGCAGTTTGCTGAAATAGCAAAGCAGTACCAGCTGGAAATCCTAAATCTCCTGGAATGCGATAAGTTAAATTGCTTGCTACTGCTGGAGCATCAATTTCAATATAACCAGATGTAGATCCGTTAATTCTTAATGGCATGGTAATTATCGGAAAATAGTTACGGAGATATTTGTAGAATCAGCATTTGCTCCAGTATTGCCACTTTCGTATAAATAAAATTCATAGGATGCAGCCGTTCTAATTGCATCCACACCATTAAGAGTAATGCTAGTATTAGCTGAACTTACACCGCCATTAATAATTGCTGCGTAATTAGCATCTGCTGCTGCTGTGGTGAAATTAATTGTATAATCACCAGTTATATTTTTAACAACGCTATTTACGTTGTAACTAGCACGAATTGTGCATACCCGAAAAGTAATAGCAACAGCATTCAGCGCAGTTGTGGCAACTGTTGTAATAGTAAATGTGGTAGCCGTTAGTACGGTAACTGAATAGGCTCCAGCTGCAACACCCGATAATGCGTAAACACTGTTGCCAGTACTTAGGCCATGCGCGTTTGTTGTTGTAACTGTTGCGGTAGTGCTGCCAGCAGTCCGTGTAACAGTAGACGCACCACCAGCAAATGTACCTAAAACACTACCATTAAATTGAACCCAGGCTTTAGCAAGTCCAGACTGCTCACTAGAACCTAGTTTTGCCGTAGTAATAGCGCCATTCAAGACTTTGCTAGTAGATACAGCATCTGTTGCAAGATCTGCATTAGTAATAGAAAGGTCGGGAAGACCACCAGCAACAAGGCCAGTGATATTCCCATTACCATCAATAGTAATAGCCATAATTAAACAATACTCCAATAAGAACCGGAAGGAACCGTAACTGTGATACCAGAGTTAACTGTTACTGGACCTGCAGTCATGGCATTTTTGCCAGCCGTAATGGAGTAACTTCCAGTTACAGTCTGATCATTTTCATAGAAAATCTGGTTAGTACCAGACCCAAGAGCACCACCAGCAAGACCCCAAGATAGTTGACCAGCACCGTTACTCTTCAGGGCATAACCAGACACAGCTGCATCAGTGGCAGGAAGCGTCCAGGTGACGTTTGAGGTAACAGTAGCAGGAGCTTGAAATGCCAACCAATTGCTACTATCAGCATCAGCAAACCGCAAGTCCGACTGTGCATTAAGGGTAATGTCCCCAGTCATAGTACCGCCAGCCTTTGGCAGGGCAGCGTTAGCAGTAGTTTGTGCGGAAGCTGCATTAGTTACAGCAGTATTAGCAGTACTTTGAGCTGCTACGGCTGCATCATTAGCTAATTTAACCGAAGCAGGAGTTGCAGCAGTTGTAGTAGAAGTACTCGAAACACTATCAGTTAGTTGAGTAATTCCGTAAACAGAAGTACTTGCTTTAGTTTGACTAGTATCAAAGACAATAACACCCGTCATCGTGCCACCTGCTTTAGGCAGAGCAGCATTAGCCGTTGTATTAGCCGTATTAGCTGTGCTTTGTGCAGCAACCGCAGCATCATTAGCCACCTTAACTGAAGCAGGAGTAGCCGCAGTTGTTACTGATGTGCTGCTAACACTATCCGTAAGCTGAACAATATTTGCAGCACTAGTAGTTGCGGTAGGTTGCGCACCAGCAAATGTTAGTGCGCCAGTAAGTGTACCGCCAGTCTTAGCAAGATACCGATTCTCTGGATCATTAGCAGCATAATCAGACCAAACCCAAGAACTGGTACTCGTTGAATACCGAATCCTTACATAAAGAGCTGAACTACCAACAAAACCAGCTGGAATGCCAGATAATGGAGTAAAGGATTGAATACCAGTACTATCAAGAACCTGGATACCTTGGTTATTGGTAAGACCAGTAGTAGGAATATTAGCAACAGCTGCTACAACAACATAAAGTGAAGCAGCAGAGATAGCAGCAATAGCATTAGCAGCATCAGCTGAAGCAGCATTTGCAGTTGTTACAGCATTGCTAGCATTGGTTGATGCGGTGTTGGCTGTAACAGTCGCAGCATTAGCTGTAGTAACAGCATTGTTAGCCGTTGTAACAGCTGTACTAGCGTTTGTAGATGCCGTATTGGCAGTACTTACAGCATTGCTGGCATTTGTAGAGGCAGTATTAGCCGTACTGACAGCCGCAGAAGCATTACTAGCAGCAGTGTTAGCAGTACTTACAGCAGACGCAGCTGAACTGGAAGCAGCATTGGCCGTACTAATGGCTGTGTTTGCTGTGCTAAGAGCCGTATTGGCAGTACTGGTCGCGCTATTAGCCGTGTTTACAGCGGAGTTAGCCGTAGTAACTGCATTACTAGCAGTAGTTGAGGCTGCATTGGCTGTGCTGACAGCAGCAGAAGCATTAGATGAAGCGGTGTTAGCTGTGGTTACAGCAGCCGTTGAATTACTTAAAGCAGTGTTTGCGGTTGTAGTAGCTGAACTAGCAGCTGTCGTAGCATCATTTGCCGTATTAGCAGTTTCCTGAGCAATATAAAGAACTTGATCAAAATCTAGATTAAGATCAGATGCCTTAATTGAAGATCCAGGGAAAAATGTTGCTTGAAGATCTGCATCATCCGTAGAACGCTTCAGAACAACAGTGGCTCCATTAGCAGGAGCCGTTACAAATTCAATGGTAGTAGCGTTGGCAAAAATGTATTGAGTTGTAATGGTCTGAAGAGTGCCATTAAGATAGACATCTACATCAGTTGTTTCTATATATGGAAAAGTAATGGAGAACAGTTTATTAGTACCGTTCCCCGTGTATGTATTTTTAGTTGTTGCCATTACTTGGGATTACCAAAGTTAATAATTTCATCGTAAACCTGACGGCTTCCGGTGGTGTCAGTCGTGCCAAACTCACGCGGTTGATTCAAATTATAATTACCTTGCTCAAGTTGATACTTGGCTTTACGAATATCTTGACTGGCTTGACCATAGCCTAGTTCTTTATTCAGTTCAAGTTGAGCAAAGGCGCGTTGCTTAGCAGAATCCCAGATTTGCTGAACAGCATCAGCTGATCGTGGACGGCTTTGAACAACATCACTCATCCCACCAAGATTGCGGTTCTTCCAGTTATCAAGATCCTCCTTAACCCACGAAAGCTTACGCAGATCATCAAGTTCCTTACGAAGACCATTCTTGAACATAGCTTCACGGATAAACGCCTTTTGTTCAGCATTAAGCGGTTGTCCATTAGGAGCTTTTTCAAGAGTATCCTTCCACGCAAACTCAATATCCATAAGAAACTTAGCCACTGGATCTTTATTTTCAGGGCTGATTTCAAAGGGAATATTAGCATTCCACATTGAGTTAAGCAAATCTGCTCCAACATTTCCCCTACTTCCAATTGGTTTACCCGTAAGAACATCAATTTGAATAGGACGTGTCAGTGCATAACCTGGAATCGCATTCATCAAGGTACGCTCATATTCATTGCTAAATTCCCTCATGTATGGATTCATGGAATTAGCAAGAGCACGACGTGCGCCAGCAAGAGGAAGGTTATTATTAACCGCACTCAGAAGGCCACGCATTGCTGTTTTTTCTGTCCAATTTTCTGGAGTAAGAAATTCACCAAGAGCTTGAAGACCTGAGAAATAAGATTTTTCAGTAAAGCTAGCAGCAAGGGCCAGAATAAGAGTACCGGTCAAACGTTCAGCTGCATCAACCGCACCAAGTTTAGTTAGTTGTGCAATATCAGCAGTAGCCGCAATAATATTAGAAAGAGGTTCTAATGTGTTATATGAAATATATTGACCATTAATATTTACAGAACGTGCTTTGATGCCCAACAGTTTCCAACGTTGACGTTCTTTTGGATCCAAAGGATAGTTACCAGTTACCATCCCGGACATTGCCAATGGAGTAACAGCAGCAACAGTAATAGCGCCAACTGCTTGCCTACCTTCATATTCAGCAATCCGCAGTGGATCTTCTGAAGCCATAGCATCTTGGTATTGTTTAGAGAACCTATTCGTAAGAGGAAGTTGCTCTAATTGATACGCAAAGATGTTAGCTGGAGTACGAATAAAGGGAACAATTTGTTTGCCAAGTGGACCAAGATATGGAAGCGTTTCCATGGTCCTAGACAAATTATTAAATCCTTCACCTGGATCATTTTGGAAGGTAGCAATATCAGCGTATTGCTGAAGACCTTTCTCTTTGATCACTCCAGTTTGTGGATCAATATATTGAGAATATTCATCCGTATATTTCTTCAGATAATCAGCAACATCAGTAGGAGTTTTAGCTTCTGTCATGGCTTTATAAGTAGCCATTTCAGCAATGCGTTGACGGGCAAATACGTTTTTAAACGCATCGTCCATACTCATCAACATCTTGGATGGATAACTTGTCCACTCAGCAAAACGATACTGAGCTTTAAGGAATCCAACAGCTAATTTTTCTCCTTGTGTTTGTGCTGTTTTTTCCATAGCATCCAGCATAGCAAGAGACTCACTATCCTGAAGAATCCGATACGGAGAAGCTTGAGCAGGCACCCCTGTTTTCCAAGTACGAGCAGCAACCCTAAATGCTTCTGATGTGCTCTGACCAATAGCACTCCAACCCGCAAAGGCTGCTTTAACAACAGCAGGGTCGCCTTTCCATTGACCAGCAATAGCCATGCTTAAAGGGGCTTCCACCATCCTATAAACGTTTGATCCGTTACGGATGAGCGTCTTAGTACCAGAAAGGATACTGTTATAGAAGTTTGATGTTTGCGTTTTAACAAACATCCGCATTGCTGTTGCAGCAAAGTTTACAGTCTTGGAAGGATCTCCACCAGCAAGAACCATAGCGCGAATCAATGCTCTCATCTTATCAACGGCTTCTGGATCTCCACGACGATAAGCTTCCTTAACATCAGTAGCCCATTTACGAAGACGACGAGTAGTAATAGCATCATCCACTTCAAATTCACGGGCAGTCATTTCTGCTTCGCCCGCAAACGTGTTCTTAGTAAGGCTCAAACGCAGACTACTAAGACCACCACCATATTCTTGAGTACCAGTCTTATACATCTCCAACACACCCACAAGCCGATCAACTGACCGATCAAAGGTGTTGGCACCATAAAGTTGCTTAACATCAGCATCTTCAGCTTCTTTAGCAAGAAGATAAAGATCACTAGAAAGATCAGCAACAATAGCTTTAGCAGCAATCAATGTTTCATTACTAGCAAACTCATAACCTGTTTTGCTTGAACGATAAACATCTCCTGTTTCCCTAAGTACTCGTTGAATTAGCTGTTCTTGTCCTTCATCAATAACTTGATCATCATAAGATTTAATAGCATTCTGAAAATCAGAGTAGATACGAGCAGCGTTTGTAAGAACCTGATCTACTGTCTTTCCAGACCGCCTTGCAATCTCAGCGACATCAACATCCTTTTCATACTTTTTAAGCATATCTTCAGCACCAGTATTTTTAATACCAATGCTACGGATTGCTGGATCGGTCAAAGTACGTCCTGCTGATCCTTGAATACCAATCTTACCAACACCGGGAAAGCCATCTTCAAGATTAACTTGATTAGCGGCTACATCATTAATGGAATCTGTTTTAACAGCACCAGTTGTTTCCCAGTATTTATATTGGACGTTTGGATCAGCCGCTTCATCAATGGTGTTATTGAGTTCCTGCTGCCTTCCCTGAATGTCAGTAAGTTGACGGTTCAGTTCTTTGAATTGATCATCTTCTGGATCAAGACCTTCAAGTTTACTGTAGATGTTGCTTTCTTCTTCAAGAAGCTGACCCATCTCTTCTTGACGAACCTTGCTCCATTCAGCTGAAACAATAGCATCATCCTTGGCAATCTTTTTACCAAGTTCATCAGCAACTCTAACCGTTTCTTCAGCACCAGCCTTTAGGGCTTCTTCTTTCGATCCGCCCTTTGCCAAAATTGATTGAGCCACATTACGCCCAGCTTTCAAACCAGGAATAACAGCATTACCAATAGCATTAAGAGGACCACCTTCAAGCATGGAATTGAATCTATTTAAAATTGGATCCGCATATTTATTAGTGGCCAATCCAAAGGCCCAGGAATCTTGATATTGTTCAGGAACCAAGTTCTTGATTGACTCACTTACATTACCATCTTTTGTGGTAGTAAGAAAGAAGTCAGCAACCGCACCGGGTACAAGATCTTCAAGGGCAATACGCTTTGCTTGTGCTCCAAGACGTGCTGCGCCTTTAAGACCAGCAGGTACTGGAGTGGTCCCAAGCTTACCACCAGGCAAACTACGGGCAGCCTTAGCACCAATATACAAAGCCAGAATGTTACTGGCAGCAACACCAAGATCTGATTTAGGGCCAACACCAAGATCAGCACGAGCCCGCTTAAAATCTGGATCCCACGGATTCTTACCTAAATTAGCAGTAAGATTCAAACCGACTTGAGTGGCTAGTTCAACTGGACCCTCAATCAGCTTAGCACCAGCACCCGCAAGAGTACGGGCAACTTGTCCAACCTGCTTGGTTCCAGGAGCATTTTTAACGGACAGAATTGCACCAGCACCAGGAGAAATCATCCCAAAAGCTTTTTCAGCAATGGTATTTCCTAGTGATTGATCAGATACAGGTACTTTTGTACCAAGAACATTCTTTATTGGTTGAAGAGGATTAACATAGGAAGCTTCCAGCTGCTTGTCCTTTTTGGCTTGTTCTTTAGCCTTACGCTGCTGTTCAGCTAGAGCTTTCTTTTTCTTCTCTTCTTCCGCTTTTAATTCTTCGTAAGCCTTGAGTTGTTTGTTTTGTTCCGCACGTTGAACAAAGTCAACATCAGGAACACCAGTGAGATTGTACTCAGCCATTTGTTTTGTTGGATAAGTTGGCCCCCTCAAGGGCATATTTATTATAAAGGTTGTGGAGGCTCCATCCTCGCAGGGAAAGAGCCTTTAGTCCACACAGTTAGCCGTCATTAGTTAGAAACTTAACAGCATTACGATAATGTCCACCTTTTGTAAGGCTGGGAAGGGCCCCTCGAACGGAAGTTCCAAAAGAATCCTTCCAATCAAGTCCACCTTGTTTGATATTCGCTACATTTCCAGTAAGGATAGCAGCATATAGTTCTTGTACCCCATGACCGGGTTTGACACCACGGGCCTTAAGATATTTAACAACAGGACCAAGCACTTGCTCTTCAAATGATTGGCCTTTTTTCCATCCGTAGGTTTTTTGCTCACTTGGTCCAAATTGAATCAAACCACGATAAGCACCGCCTGCGCCTCCAGCAATACCTGGATTAAATGTACCACCAGTTTCAAGAGACATAACTGCCGCAAGATCTACAGGCCTAATACCTAGTTGATCAGCAGCTTGCTTAAGAGCTTGTTGCCTTGAGCCTTTACCGGCAGGCACATCAGCACCAGGTTGATATTGATCCTGAATTGTTTGTTGTTGCTTAGCCCGTTGAATACGCATACGCAACCTATCACGCTGCTCACCCACAATACGAGGATTGGCAAGACCTTCAGCAGCTGGCCTATCATACTTTAGGTTTTCTTGGTATTTCTGAGCAGCAGCATCAGCAGAAGGATTATACTCAAGATTAGGATAATACTTAAGTTGTTTCTGAATAAACTGGGGCCGAGAAAGACCAGATGCTCGAACAAGAACATCAAAGTCAGCAGAAGGTTGACCACCATTCTGAAGAACATCAAGGTTTAGTCTAAGACGTTCTTCACTAATCATGATGTCCCGACGAGCAGAAGCAATCTTAGGAAGCTTACTCAGTACTTGATTGCCTAGATCAAAACCAGTAGGTCCATCAGTTCTAGGACGAACAGGAGCCAAGCCACGAATACTACCAGGAGTCGGCAGAATGTATTGACCAGTTGCTTTATCTTTACGTGGAGCAAAATCTCCATTAGGACCAAGGGCTGCTTTAATTTGCTCTTCCATAAAGGTTTGAGCTTTAAAGCGATCCATATCCTTAGATTGAAGTTGCCTCAGCGTAGCAGCACTAGCAGCATCAACAACAGCATTAAGAGTAGAAGCCGTTTTATCAGTAAAAGCAGCATCAGAGATGCCCATGGCTTTCATTTGATTCCTTAGGTAATCTCTACCAAAAGAAATCATTGTGCTTCTAGGAGGAAGAGTTTTTTCCAGATCAACGCTAGGCAACAAACCCTTAGCATCTTGAGCGGCTTTATCGCTGATAGCATTGATAGATTTCAGTGCTAACACATCAGCATAGCTCTTAATGGTTCCCTTTTCAATGGCTTGCATCAAAGCTTCATCGTTCTTGGGATTATAGTTCTTCCCAAGTTCACGTATTTTATTAAGAGCTTGAGTAGCCTCAGGATAAAGCAACTGACGAGCTTCAAGTTGTTTTACAACGTCAGCATAAAGACCAGGGGAAGGATTGCTTTCGTAAGCATTGACAAGACCATTGATCTCTTCAATAGCCGATTCTTCTACTTCTCTAGCCTGTTCTTTAATGGTTCCATTTAGTTTGGAACGCAGTGCTCCAATGTCTTCACCAAACCGATCACGTACACCCAAGAGCTGTGGTTGCTCTGGATCAATCAAACTATTCTCATAATTATCAAGAATAGTCTTGGCTAGTTCTGGATCCGAATAACCGAGGGCTTCAACTTTTTTAAGGATAAGTTGATTGCCCAGTTCATTGGCTTCTTTCCAGTTACCAGTCAACTCATAAGCACGTTTAAAAGTTGACGTTGCAAGAAGTTGAGCCTGCTCTGGATCTTTAAATCCTGCTAGTTTGTTACCAGTTTCAGCACTAAGAAGATCAAGTCGTTCCTTTTTATTATTAAGAGCAATCTCCTCCATGCGATCACTGAGAAGTTTCCCTCTCGATCTGATCATAACAGGAGTTAGATACTCTGATAAAATTGCTGGATTAATACCGGAAATACCAGTCTCACCCATAAACTTTTGTAGGCCTGTAGCCCAAACAGCCATAAGTTCTGGCTGAGTCTTTGCTTGAGATGGGGTTATTTCACGTACAGAACCATCTGGTTGAACAATTGAAATTTTGGTTTCTGTATCCTTGAGGAACGCACCAAGAGAAGATTCAACTTGACCAGCAGCTTGCTGAGTAAGGCCCACGGCTTGACCATAAGCTCTCCATCCAGTAGCAGCTGGACTTTGTTGGCGATACGTTTCCGCAGCACCCACATCAGTCTTCTCCATTTCTTTTGCTACAGCTTCATCAGCCATAGCAGCATTTTCTAGGACTTTGACTTTTGCTTGGTATTTTTGAAGAGCTTGAGGGTTAGGCTGAATGGTTCCATTAAGAACATCAGCAATACCTTTATCAAATTCAGCTTTAGTATATTCTTTTCCCTTTTGCTGAATGAATTCATTAAGAGTCTTACTAAATCCAGCAAATGATTCTAGATTATCTCTAGCCTGTTCTTGCATCATCCGAGTCGGATCATATACTTGAACAGGATTAAACCCTAAACTTCTAGTTGTGCCAGTTAATTGAACTTGCTGGCCTCGGGATTCATAAATACTAGCCATAATTAGAAAGAAGGTCTATAAGTATATGGATTACCAGGAAGCGTAGGAGAGGCTATACCACCAGTATAATTTGATGGAAGACCAGCACCAGGACTTGGTATTGGGCCTGGTTTAGGCAATGTTCCAGCATTAGGAGCCTTAAATGGAACAGCAGCCATAACTCCACCTAAGGCAGCTCCACCAAGATCAAGTAACAATCCTCCAACACTAGGCGCTGCAACTCGTTGAGCTGCTGCTTGAGCATTAGCGGATTTTTGTTGATTAAAGATGCTTTCTGTTCCAAAGAAATAATCCTGTTGAGCTGAAGCTAGGTTGATGCCAAGAGCACCAAGATCTTTACCTTCAACTCGTTGAGCATCCATCAATAATCCACCAATTGATTGACCCATGCGACCAGCAGCTAAGATACCGCCTTGTGCTTGAAGACGATTAACTAAAAGTTGTTCAGCTTGTTGAGATGCTTTATCCAACTCACCTTTTAACTTAAGTTGTTCTTGTTGATAAGCTCGGTTAGCAGCTTCTTGATTAAGCCGACGTTGTTCTTGATAGGCACGTTCAGATGCAGCAGCTGCCTGTGATTGCGCTTGATAACCAGCAATAGATTGAACAGCACTCAGAAGACCTGTTACAATGCCTACGGCAATAGGTGTACACATTTTGTTAATTTAGCAAATTCAACATAAGTAAGATTAGTAGGAGTGGATACATAAGATAGCTTTTTAAATCCAAGTATATGAAGCAGTTTCATGTGCATCCTATTTCTTGGATCAGCAATATTATGTAGCATCTCATAGGAGGTCTGTTGTTCGACCCATTTCTTAGCCTCCTTAAAAAATAGTTTTGGATACGGGCGGACATGTGGTGTAGTTAACATCCAGATGGCTCCGCAATGGGCATCTGTTCTGGATACCCCCGCCACCCCGCAGATCATTCCATCGGGGTTCCAGAAGGTTACAGGGTTGTCTGAGAGGGCAACAGACAGGACAATAGCATGTTCTAGATTATTATGACCTAGACCAATAAGTTCCTGTCTGTCTTCCTCTTGTAGGTTATTAGCTACATAGATAGCATCTAAGCGGCTAGCGGTGTGGATCAGCTGGTTTGAAATCATAAGGACTGAATGCCTTTATTGTTGTAGGTGCCTTCCCAATCAATAGATGTGAAAGCAGTAGGGAAAGGACTATCAGCAATCAATCTTACCTCAACCTGATTGCCTTTAGCAAGAATGGGAACTGTGCTTTGGGCATTGCGGATGATAGGCATGTTGTTTGCTTTATAATAGTCAGCATTAATCTGTGGAAGATGGAGATCAAACTCATCTCTTCCTTCAGCTTTAACATTAACTCTATATGGGCCAGAGTTATAGCTATTAATCTTAAGCCTATTGATTCTGGGAACATTAAGAGTATCCTTAACTGCCCGAGATTCATCTTTAACAAAATAGAAGGCAGGCAGTTCAGCTAGGGCTTCATATTTATACCCAACAGCAAATTTAGAAGATGTTTGATCACCTTCTACTGTTAAGAAATACTTCTGTCCAGCTGGCTTACTATTATCAAATTGAAGAGTTTGTTCTTCAGAAGATCCAGCAATATCAGGATCAAGATACATAAGAACTGCTTGAAGAGTCGTATCTTCAAATCCATCTTTTACGCAAACATGAGTCAGGTCTGCTGCCGAATCATAAGTAAGAGTTGGATTGTAATCAAAGAGATCAAGACGAACGTCAATATACTGTCCTTCAAACAAAAGAGATTCACTAGGAGTGTCTGTCAATAAGGACACCGTACTGAGAACGTAATTGCTACCGTGCTTGGTAACAACATACATGATATCCTGATCAAAGTCAAATGTTTCAACCGTTCCAGGCAACTTCCAACGGAACCAACCCGAGATACGATTGTCTCCATTTTGAAAGAAACGATAAAGATAAATTGAACTAATTTCCTGTTCACTTAGCATCGCAACTGTTCCAGCTGTTTGCGATACTTTCATATTCATGATAGCCGCTGGAATATATGTTGGAATAAGTCTAGTTAGTTCAATAACATCTGGCTTGCCACCTATGTTATCTTTAATATTCATTTCATAAATAGAAGATGCTTTTTCACCTTCTTCAAGAAACAAATAACTAGGACCAATATCAACAGGAGAAATTCTATCTGTTTGACTATAAGTAGACAAAAGATTTATCTCAGCAGTTTTTGGTGCAAAAGCTTCTGTGGTTGTTTCCAGAATATACTGACCATTGTCTCCAAACAAAACCAATCCTCTTGGAGCAGGAAGCGCATGCCGCAATCTAATGGGTTTAAGACTACTAGCACTGAGGTCAATTGGATCACTATCGACAATAGTAATAACAGTACTTGCAAAGAAATTAAAATAATCTCCTGCTTGAGAACAAATTACATTTTGACGAGAAGAGAATACCATGCGATTTTTATAAAACGCAATAGCATCTACTGGGTATCCAACAAATGTTGGCATTGGATTTGTTTCAGAATCTCCTACTTCTCTTCCTTTCCAAAAGTTAAGCCGAGACGCATCACCCTCAAGGTTCTGTGTATTGACGGTTGTAACTCTAAATACATCATTAGCAGTATTAAACACTTGATCAAGTGCTGTGTATCCTTGACCAGCTTGAATAATACTGACACCATCAATCACACCATTTGTAACTTGGATTGAGGTGATGCCTGCCCGCATTTCATTGTTGATGTTTTGATACGCACTACTTACAATATAAGTGGTATCACCAATAACTAGATTATTTCCATTATTGGAACCGATTTTAGTATCATTCAAATACCAATCATATCTAGTGGTAGTTGTTGTATATCTATATCTGCCCGATCCGTTTGTAGTTGTTACCGTAACCTTTTTAACATGACTAGATGAAGAAGCAGCATAGCTATTTGTAACAGTAACTGTTTTTACCTTGGTTACATTAAGTCTAAGGTTTTTACCAGTACCACCTGTTACTTCAAACTGCTCGTTGACAACGTGACCACCGCTAACAGCAGATAGAATTGTCACAGCCGTAGGAACGCCAGTAACTGGAGTCGTGCCAGAGCTGGACGTGGCAGATGCTTCGTCAAGTTTTCGATATGTAAAAGTACCGTTAGCTTCCCTAATAATAACATGAGGCATGGTCTCCTCATTGATATTAAGTACAGTATTAGGAGCTATGGTTTCTTCCCATATACCAACACCTGACGTAGTATTGTCACTTGTTCTAAAGATTACCCAATAGTCATCTTGAGTAGCATCAGCAGATCCACTGACTTTAATTTTAAGACCATTAAGGAATTGCTTTGGAAGTTGAGAAACAGAAGTTACTGATCCTTTAAACGCATCAATGGAAGTACCAGCATTACCACCTTTTGCTTCTAACGAAAAATCAGCATTATTAACACGTTTAATATGAATGCTATTGCCAACAGCAGTACATGTATATGTAGCACCTGGAATAGCAGCAACTAAGCCATTGACAATGTCTTCAACATTAAGTTGGTTTGACGTACCCGAAGTAGTTGCTTCTACTGTGGTATAGCTATAATTTGTTCCATCCAATTTAACGGTATATTTTGATTTATACGCAATGGTATTAATCGTAACAAAACCAAATGGACTTTGGGTTGGACTTGAAGTACTTCCTGGTGCTACTACTTTTCTTTTATTAAGAACAAAAATGTAGTCATTAATTTGAAGGACTTGAAGATCCTCCATGGCTACATGTTGTGCATAAGTAGTTGCCTCTGCGGCTACAGCATTTAGAGTTTGTTGTACGCCATTGTTGGCACTCCAAATCTTAAGGGCACCAGCTTTACTAAATTGCATGATGTACTTTTCTTCATCGTCTCGAAAGACCATGAACCATGTGCCATCAGCAACAGCATTAGTAAGTTTATTAATTCCTTGAAGTCCCGGACGTTTAATCAGTCCCGTAGCTACATCTGGATAATAGTTATCGCAGACACGAAGTTGATTAGGAAACTTAACAGTATCAGGTTGCTGAGAAACGCCACCAATGATACTGCTAATCTTTTGAGAAATAGCTGCCATTATCGTGCGATAGTACGGAACGGAGTATATGAGATATAGAAATTCTGTCCAGTTTCAACACCAAAGATATTAACAGCAGATGTATCCGTATCGTAAGCAATACAGTTTGACCTTAAAATGGTTTCATCTATCTGATTAAATTGAACCATTTCCCTAGAACCAACCACACTACCAGCAAACATACGGGTAGCACGTTGGGCAATGTAATCTTGAAATACCTGGGGAAGATCTTCAAAATCAAAAAACCATACCACATCACACAGAATAGGTTTATCTGTAGGAAAGGTATAGGTATGTGCAATCTTATCGTAAAGCTTGCCGTTTCTAATTACAGTTTGATATTGTTGAACGTTCTCATACTTGTTGTCTGACAATTGTAGAACGTTTTCTGGAATAACAATTTCACCATTAGCAGCAGGAGTAAAAGGATACTTCACCTCGGTATTGAAGTGCCATCCTTCTCCTTGTACCTCACGGCTAACTGAATCAAGAATAGAAAGAGCAGTAGCAATCTCTGGGTTAGCGATGTCGAGCGACACCACTGGCGCCTGCCCGATGCCGGTCAACATTTGGTTGATAGCTTGAAGTTGGGTTGTCATAATTCGGACAGGTATTAAAAGAAAAGGGGCCAACCTTTAACAGTCAGCCCCCATATTAAAAGGAAAGATCCTCAAACGTTACGGAAAGCACCAGCAACGCTAACGCGCACAGAGCCAGCACCGTAAGCCAGACGGCCCACGATCACGTCACCTTGGTAGATCACCTTGGTGTCAGCACCGGTGGTCTGAACGGAGGGACCAATGGCTTCCACAACGCCAGCAGCGTCACGGTGGAAGATCAGGCCACAGCTGTTGGTGAAGTCAGAAGCAACACCGTAGCTGTTGTTTTCGCCGGTCACAGCAGCAGCATCGATAGAGGGGCCAGCAGCCGAACCATACTTCCCAAGGAAGGGAATGTTGTTGGATTTCTTGATCATGATACCAGCGATCTCATAGAGACCATCACCGGAGTTCATGGAGCCTTGGTTGTTACCATATTCCCGATACAGGATGTTGGTATCAACTTGGCTGATCAGGGCATAGTACTGGCGGGGACTCAGCACAGCCACGCGACCGTCCTTAGGAGCAGCCACTTCGTCCAGGCGGGCAGCAGCTTCGAAGAAGCCATCCACCAGGGCTTGAGCATCATACTCTTTGTTGGCACCCAGGTTGATTTGGAAGCCACCGGGTTCGCCGGTCACAGGAGCCGAAGCAGAGGAGGCTTTGTCCAGAACGCGGAAGATACGACGATCATAGAATTCAGCCAGGCTTTGACCAATCTGACGAGCGATAGGACCACGCATGTCATACTGGCTCATGATTTCGTCGAGGTTATCAACGAAGGCAGAAGCAACCAGCAGGTCATCCATCTTGATGGTGGTTTCAGCAGCCGGAGGGTTGCCAGCACCAAGGATGGGCACACCAGGAGTGTGGTAACCGGCGTTGATACGACCGGTGTGAATGAATTGAGCTTGCTTACCACCACGCAGCATCCGGTTCATCACCAGATCTTTAGCGATAGTGCTGTTACGGAAAGCCTCATAGACTTCGCCGGTGAACAGTTTCAGGAACAGCGCAGTACGCTGATCATAAGTAGGAGATTGGCCGCCAGTCTTATTAGACTCGCCAAAATAAGATACAGTTGCAGTCATTGTTTTTGGGAATGAAAAAGGTTAATCAGTTCCCTTCATGAAGGAGTTATTGCGCAAATAAAGTATTCGGTTTTTAATAAATACATCTGTTGTATTGGGTATCCACCGCAGTGGGCCAATACTCCAGCACGTGCTGGGTTTTTAACGTGGCCAGTTCCACAATAGAAAGGGGGTCCGACTCTGAGGTGCCCCCAATCCTTAACATGTTAACTAAGTCGAGTTACCTTGACTCGGCCAACTCCAGAGCCAGTGAGACCGATAGCATCAGCCGCACCTTTACTAAGATCTAGTGTCCTACCTTGAATGTATGGACCTCGATCATTTACACGAACCACGGCACATCGTTTGAAACAAACTTTAAGTCTTGTTCCAAAAGGTAGTGTCTTGTGTGCGGCAGTAAGAGCGTGTTGATTGAATCGTTCACCATTAGCAGTTGGAAGTCCATTAAATCCAGGACCATACCAAGAACTAATGACGGACATTGTAGTTAGCAGAGATAGCATGATAAAATTGCAAAGAACTTTAATATTACTTACGGCGCGTCTTATTTGAAGGTGGCCTGTCATCACGACGGTCACCAGGGTAGTTTACATCAGATCACCAGATGCGGCAAGCTTCTGTTCTACGTCATACCTATAAGCAGGATCATTACGATACCGTGGATCACTGATGGCAGATGCTAGTTCAGCATTCGAACGGAATCCTTTGATTGCTGCTTTAGGTGCTCGCCCAGAAACTTGCTGACCTTCAAATCCAACTGAATCTTTATAACGTTGATTCAAAGCTTGTACGGCAAAGAAGATAGCGTCTTTGTTGCCACTATTGACAACGTTATCATAGGCAGCAACTTCCTCAGGTTTGAGGTTATCAGCTGCCCAGGCAAGAGTTTCATTATATGCCTCTTGTCCCCCAACAGAATCCACAATAGATTTAGCAGCATCCTCTGAAAGGGGTTGTGCTTTAGCTACTGGGTTATTCTTTTGAAGTTCAAGGTAAGCTTCAATCAATTCTTCCGATGGCATTTCCTTAAGCTTTTGAATTGTTTCAGGCTTAAGTTCATTATCATTGGAATAGTATTCCTCTGAAGCTTCTTTAAGAAAATCAACCCGTTTTGCAACAGGAGATTTTTCTTCTTCTTCAGGGGCAGAGTCAGGGGCAGAATCATCTTCTGCTTCTGATTCATTGGTTGTCTGATCTTCTTTTGAACCTAGTTTCTTTTGAAGTTCTAGGTATGCCTTTTCCAGATCTTCTGCTGATTTAAATTTACCAGCATACTGACCAGAATCTTCAGCATCAACCTGACTACGGCGATATTTTTCTTCTGCCGCAGCTTCTTGTTCTTCAATAATTTTACTACCGTTTTCAAGCATGCGTGCTTCTTCGGCTTGCCGAGCAGCAACTACATCAGGATCAGTAGCATCAAAAATAATTTCAGACATAAAGATGGTTAGTGAATGACGATGGAAACTTTACCAACACCAGGAGTGGTGACTTTTACATCACCATACTTCCATTGTTCCTTTTCGACAACAGGAGGATTAACCTCTGCTTCAGGGGGAACATTACTGTTGGGGCTGTTGAGGTTGTTGGGCTTGGAAGCCGGAGGTTTGCGCGGAGTTGATGACATTTTGAAGTGCTTCAATAGAACCAGGGTTTTTATCAGGATCCATCATGGGGGCTTTAACAAGTTGTCCAGCTTGTCCCATGAGAGAATTAGTCATGTTAGCCATCTGCATCTTCTGCATCTCTTGTTGACGCTGATCAGCAGTCTTGACCAACTTCAGTATATCAATGCCTTGAGCAGCTGCCAAGCGTTTGACGGCTTCTTCTGGATCAATATACTGAGCCATTGCTTCGGGGCCTAAGGCTTGTGAGATTGTTTGTAGGAACATCATGAGAGACTCACGATCTTGTCCACGTCCAATGCCTTCAAGACCAGCAATGATTGTTGGGAATACAATTCCCTTTGGAAGTTGAGGTAGTTCTTTAGCTCGTTGAAGCATAAAGAGTTTACGTTGAAGATAAGGGCGTACCAATTCGGTAGCCAGATTTCCATAGATACCCCCAAGCTGCTCATTGAGTTCTTGTTGGGTAGCACGGATCTCTTCAGCCGTAGTCCTTTCGCTTTGACGAACTGTCATGATAAGGAACGCTTCAGACAACCGTTGAGTCAAAGACTGAATCATCTGGTAAGCAGAAGAGAAGTCTGCCTGCTTACTAACCTGAACAGCAGTCACATCCTCAGCACGGCCTTGAATGATAGCACCATTGCCCGCCTTAGCAAGCGTAGAGGGCTTCACAGTAGCCG